AATCCGACATGGTTGCCGGAAGATACGGCGGCACACTGGGAGCGCATCACGGTCGGCGAGGATGGCACGATAGACAATCCTATCACGGCGGCAGTCGGCATGAGGTACTACAAAGACCTATATTATGCTGACGGCGGCAAAACATACAAGTGCATACGCGACGATAGCAACGGACAAGGTACTATCTTGCAGTATCTTCCGTCGCAGTTAGTCGGAATTTATTTTGAGGAGGCAGAGTAAATGAATATCTGCATATCAATCGGTCACGGCAAATCAGCCAAAGGCGGCTATGACAGCGGCGCGGTCGGCGGCAACTATCAGGAGTTTAAAATCGGTCGTGAGATCGGCAAGTATATCGGCGAGATTTTTAAGGGCTACGCCTGCACTGCCGATGTCATAAACTATGACGCGACACTTTACCTGACGGACAGAATAGCACACGTCAACAAGCGCGGCTATGATTTGGCGATAGAAATCCACCTTAACGCTTCAGGCGGCACAGGCTCGGAGGTCTATTACAAGCATCATAAGAGCGCGTCCGGCAAGAAGCTTGCGGCGGCAATCAGCAAGAGCATAGCTAACACTTTCGGCATCCGCGACCGTGGCGCAAAGGTAAAAATCAATCCGTCAAATGGCACGGACTATTTCGGATTTGTCCGCTCCTGCAAGTGCGAATCTTTGCTGATAGAGACGGTATTTATTGACACGGCAAGCGACAGAAAGCACGTCGAGACCGCCGCAGGACAGAGACGGTGCGCCGAGGCTATTGTCTCCGCCATCGCCAACTTTTACGGCATAAAGAAAAAGACCGCCCCGGCAGTCACACCGAGCGAGGACAAGCCTGCAACGGCAACGACCGTCAGATCGGGCGATATCGTCAAAATCAAAGGCAGCAAATACGCCACCGGGCAGAAGATACCGATGTGGGTCAAGCTTAAAAAGCACACGGTCAAATCAGTCAGCGGCAACAAGGCATTGCTTAAAGAAATCAACAGCTGGGTCTATACCGACGATCTGACCGTTTTGCAGTCATCTGCAAAGACCGTCTCGGTCGGCAGCAAGGTCAAAATAAAGCCCGGCGCGACCTACGGCGGACTCACGGCGGCACGCGGCTCGATCGTCCCGAACACGCAGCTGACAAGGACACATACCGTCGGCAAAATACAGACGAACGGCGGAGTCCGGGAGGCTCTTTTGACGGATATCGCGAGCTGGGTCGCCGTCAAATATTTGGAGGTAGTCGGATGACCGTGGGAGAAATCGCCGCTATATGCGGCATTCCGTCGGCGTTGACCGTCGCTATCGTCGGCTTTTTCGTTTGGCTCTTGCAGCGCAGTATCGTAAAGCGCGAAACTGCCCGAGCGGCAGAAGAAGCCAAACGCGAAAAAGCCCGCGAAAAAGAAGAAGCGAAGCTTGAAGCGGAGCGCACGAAGCAGGAAAACTCGCGAAAAGTTTTTGAAAAGAACTTACTTGCGAGCACAAACGCCGCACTTGCCGTAAGCGAAGCAACCGCCCGCGCAGTCCAGCGCATACCGGACGCGCATTGTAACGGCGATATGAAAAGGGCGATAGAGTACGCCAGCAAAATAAAGCACGAACAGCGGGATTTTCTCGCTGCGCAGGGCATAGATAACATATTTTAATTACAGGAGGCTATCAAAATGGCAAAAATCAAAGACATCCTTGCAAACATCAGCAACGTCAAGGTCGGCACTTGGGTGCGCGGCATCCTGCTGATTATCTCACTCGTCAACATGGCGCTTTCCGCCGCCGGAAAAGCTCCGATACCCGCCGATTACAACGAGCTGTACACCGTTGTCAGCGTCGTGTTCTCGGTGCTCGTCGGAATTTCCGCATATTGGAAAAATAACAGCTTTACCGAGGCGGCACAGACCGCAGATAAATATCTGCACGAGCAGGGCACCGCGATAGAAGACCCAGGTACGGGCGAGGAGGCGGAATGATGATAACGGCTATCCTTTTTAATTTGCTTAATATGCTCGGGCTTTACGGCGCGGGTATCATCGTGCTCGTGCTCAAGCTTTTCGGCATGATATAAAAATGACCGGGCAGGGGAGAAATCCCTTGCCCGGCTTTTTTGTTTTTGGATTAGTCGACAATCGCGAGCTCGTCGTAGTAGTACTGCTTGTCGTCAATTGTGACTTCCGGCTCGCCGTTGATTGCGGCGTCGTTGCTGTACTCGCCCGCGAAAGCGATGGCTTCGTCAAGTGTAAAGCTGCGGTTGGTGATGACCTCGTAGACGGTCTCGTTGGTGTTGGTGTTGATGATTTTCATTTTCTTTTATCCTTTCTTTCAGAGCTTTCTGCTCTTTCATTGTCTATATTATATCATACTATGCCGAGTATGTCAACGCTTTTTTCAAAAGTTTTTGAAAAATATTTAAAAAAGCAGCCTCGCGAAAGAGACTGCTTTTTATCGCATTGTTGTTACGCCTCGTCGCCCAAAAAGTCGACGATTGCTTTCTTTATGACCTGCGCCTGCGGTATACCGTCGGCTTCACATTTTGCCTTGAATCGTGCAACTAAATCTTTCGGCAAGCTGGCGCGTACCATAGTGTATGTTTTATCGTTATAACGGCGTTTGACCGCCGTTGAGGTATGCGTCCTGCGCTTTGGTGCTTCTTCCATACTGTCTCCTCGTTCTCCTAATGTGGCGCGCTCGAAAGCGCGTCACTTTGTATTTTTTAGCCGAGTTTCTCAATCATCTTGACAAGGTCGCTTTCGGAGATTTCTTCGTAGCCATCGAAATTCTCGACAAAAAGCTTTTCATCGTCGTCAACCTTGACATTAAGTCCGTTGTTGCTCTGAATAACGTATTTGCCGCCTCTGCCGGTTGCCCAGTCGGCAGCCGCTTTCGCGTCGTCAAAGGTCGCGCTGTCGAAGATGCAGTCCTGATTGCTTAAGCAAAGTTCGTAGTTTTTCATTTTTCATTATCCTTTCTTTTTGAGGTTCTTGCCTCTTTCATTGTCTATATTATATCATACTATGCCGAGTATGTCAACAGTTTTTCAAAAGTTTTTTAAATTTTTTCTTGCAATTTTAATTTGATTTTATCAGAAGTCGCCAATGAGTCAAGGCAATAAAACGGACAGTAAAACGGCATTTTGCCGACGCTGGCAAAATGGTATAAAAATAGCAGCTCGCGCGGAGCTGCCGAAGGTTAGAGTTTTAATTCCTTTTTTAGAGCCTCTTGCAAAATTTGTGAAAAGTTTATATTAGACTTTTCCGCCGCATAGCAAAGCCAACTCGGCAGAGTACAATTTTTTCTTACGACTCGAGTCTCGTTCTTTTTGCGGTACTCGGAAAAGTCAATATCTACAAGTGTTACTATTTCGTTTTCTTTTGCCTTTATATTGCTTAATAAACTCGGGGTAGGCAGCTTTTCTCCATCGTCCTCCATGTCAATTCCAATAAGCCCAATGGCGTCACGTGCCATTTCGATCGCATCGGGAATATCTTTACCTTGCGTATTGATATTAAAATCAGGAATATACACCACAATAAATTTTTTACCTTGCGTCATAATAATTGGATAAGCTTTTTTCATTTCAAATACCACCTTTAATTAATGTTTATATGATTGTCAAGAGCAGCGGGTTTATTTCAACCCGCGTCTCTTGATTATTGCTTTTGCTAAATCTTCATCGGTTTCTCTGTGTCTCACAACGCTTTCCCTTTGACCGTCTTTAACATATATGTCGTGGTTTGCGCCGTGTCGGTCGAACTTCCAACCATTACGTTCCAAAAGCTTGATTAGGTCTTTTGTTTTCATATTTTGTCCTCCTTACAAGTATATTATACGCATTTAATACGCATTTGTCAAGACATTTTGCAAAAATTTTTAAATTTTTATAAAAAAATAGCAGTCCCGTGCGGGCTGCCAAAATAGGGTATAGAGCCGGAGGCTCTTTATTGCATTATAGCACGATTCTTTATAATTGCAAGGAAAAAGTGTTCACAATTTGTTCCCAACCGTTGAAAAATCAGCTGTTTTGAGGACAGATGAGAAAAATGCAGAACTCTGCCTCAGACAAAATAAAAATCCCGAAACTGTTATATATCAACGGTTTCGGGATTTTCTTTTGGTGATCCATCGGAGATTCGAACTCCGGACACCTTGATTAAAAGGGATAGTTGGTTGCGCGAAAAACGTTGATATATATAGGCAAATGCGAATGTGTGTTCACAATTTGTTCCCAACCGTAAAAAAATCACGTGCGATCAGCTATAACAAATTGACCGCTTTTTGAAGCTGATCGATGTCAACGTGGGTGTAGACTTTATTGGTAACGACTTCTGAAGAATGTCCCATGAGTCGCTGAATATCCCATTTATCTGCGCCATTGCGGTGTAACATAGAAGCGAATGTGTGCCTGGTCGCGTGAGGCGTCAGGCGAGGCAAGTCGAGCGCCTCAAGTGTGGGGTAGTACCATTTTGCGCGAAAGTAGCGCGCTGTTACCGGGACGAGTTTGCCGTTGTGCTCATGGCAAACTATTGTCGGACCGTTTTTGTCAAGCCACTTTTGCAGATACGGCATTACTTTATCGGAGACCGGGACAACTCTATTCTTTCCGGCTTCGGTCTTTTCGCCGCCGCGAAGAGTGTGATTTGCTGCATCCCAGCTGAATGGCGTAAGCGCCAAAAATTCATTGATTCTCCAACCAGTGTAGCACATAATCAGAATTAGGTCGGCGTACATAAAGCCTACCTTTGCGGCGGACTCGAGTTTTTGCAAATCGAGATCGCTGAATGGTACCTTTTCTTTCGTTTCTGCTTTTGGTAGGGTGACAAAGCTTGCATAATTTTTGATAACGATATCATTCTGGACGGCGTAATCACAAAGCAGGGAAGCGAAGAGTTTTATCTTTTGCAAAGATGAAACAGAGAGTCCGTTCTGATGTGCGGTGTCAACGACCGTTTGAAAATGAGCGGCTCGTAAATCCTTTACTTTATATGAGCCGAGGACAGCGAGCTTATTCCATGCCGCATTATAATTGTCCTGTGTCTGTTTCGCGAGATTCTTAAATTTCTGTAATTTCTTATATTCGGCGCACAGTTGTGCGAGTGTGATGTTTTCAGCCGAAGCCGGAACGTCAATGTGCGGAGTCTTATGCCATGCGCCGAGAGCTGTCATTGCCTCTGCCCTCGTGGCGTAGCAGCCTATCAGCTTGCGCTGCTTTTCGAGGGAATATTCGGAGCTGCTCTGCGGAGCAAGAACAGCCCAGGGCTTGCGCCGGTTTCCGCTGAGTTTGCGGATCGTTCCATACCCGTTCGGATTTTTCATAAAAAAACCGCTCTCCTTTGCTTGTACTTTCTTGGAGCGGG